AAAAAAACCAAGACGCGCGGGTTACTTAACACGCGTAGACTATCTGCTCCAAGTTGTCATAGAACAGCTGTGTATTGGCGTATTCACTATATACTGAGTAGGCTGTTCCATACAAGAAGGGCTTCATGGGTTCATAATGCTCAGCAGAAGCATGAGGGTTGTCATGACTGAGCATCTTATAAACGGCTTCTGGATCATTCCAATACAGATCTTGCCGCCTGGGGACTCTTGTGGGTAACTCTTTCCTGGCTTCTAGGTATGACTCCACAATGGGTGCTCCTTTGCACCACGACATAAGTTGACTACTGATCGCCCACCGGTGTTCTTGCTCAGTAAATTGTCTTTTTAACTTATGTGTAAAATTTCCTCCTTTCAACGTCCTCAATACGGTCCTATGTGCTACTACCTCGTCACATGCTGCTCCTCCCGTTTTTGACAGAAACGAAAAAATATTACCTCCCCAATTTTGGACTTTAACTAAATATCCAATCCCTCCAAAACCTTCAGCAGCTACATAATAGAATCTAGATGCTGCATTATATGCAGCAATGGCTGACTTCATTATAACCTGGAGTTGGTCATCTCCAGATTGACGAAACTGTAGCTGTTCTTTAGTTAAACCTGCCATATCACGCACACAGATTTGCGTGATAATTGTCCGTAGTGTATTGCCCAACGTTGTCAAAGTCGCGGCTCCCGAATACACTGTTCCTACTAAGACTCCCTTCATCATCAAATTTCTTGTTCCGACATAGTAGGCAAAAAATGGGTTTCCTTTACATAGTAGTGCTTCCCTAATTTGATCGGCCTCATGAGCAGACAAACCAAGTCTAGCGGCATACTCCATCACTACTAATTCGTGTAGATAACGGTCTACACAATCAATTTTCCAATCATGTTCATGGGCATCATGACTGGACCCATCAGCATCTCCAAAACAAGGATCAGGTACCGATTTCCATGCTTCCGTTAAGGACTCTTCAAGTCCTGCACAATCCAACCCGTGGACAAACTCGGGTAAAAAACTCTTAACCGCAACAATCATATTTTTATTATAGCATCCTAGTTTGAGCTTGTAGATGCTATCAGGATTGAAAAAACAACGACCTCTGATCTTATCAGCATGGTCGTAATGAGCCTCGTTGGATTTTTGACGTAATTCCAAGGCAACTGGGATTTCTTGTTTAATATCCCACAATTTTTGTCCATTTCTGTACATCGGCTGTTTACTGTTTGGTAAAGATTGAATGTACATTTCCTCATCGATCATACCATTCTCAGCCCAATACTGTATGATCTTGGCACTCCACTTTTTCACCATCTTTTTTGCTTCCCGTTGATACATCCTTTTTGGCAATGATGCTTCCAACGAGTGAACTCCCACTTGACGTGAGTGGAAGGCATGGAATAAGTTTCTTGAAGTAACCTTGAGTATGAACGGTCGCACCTCTCCTAAAGAATTCCACACTTTTAACCCCGTATGATACCATGTTTTTTTCTCTCGTTCCGGATCAATATGATATCGCATGAAGTCTTTGGCTTCCTCAAAAGAATTAAATTTTTTACCATCTGGGCTATAGTAAACCATCTTTTGAGCCGCTCTATTACCCTCAGTAATGGACAGGAATTGGGTATCTGTCACATCACGGTACATAGAGTCTTCTACAATGCAATCGGGATTTATACCATAGGCGCGATAGCAACGGGCGGTATAAGAAAAAGGGCTCCACAAAATCAATAAGTTCCATACCAAGAACAAACAGCCGATCAACCACTCAGTCCACTGAATGATCAATACCATGTAGGGGCCAATCCCAATAAACATTAGGTAATACGAAATCCATCTCCTAATCAGAACCATAAGCTCAAGCACCAATGCCGAGTCAACATCTGGATAAATTGTGGTTAAAAAACCTGTATGTATATATGTCTTTACAATAACCGCAAAGTAGTAATAATACCATATGAAACCAATAGTAACCAACATATATATAACAACAGCAGTGATTAGCGCAAAATACACAAAAAACAGTATTCTTTTACAAAACCACCAAATCCAAGAATCGTTGACTAGCACTCCTTGCTCTACCAAATCCTCTTCTGTACCTTGTATCTCGAAGTTCGTATTACCATACGCAACACTAACCGGTTTGTGCAGTTGCGTAAATTTCACTACCCACCATAGGAATTCAAGGAAACAATAAAATTTAACTTCTGCATGAGGATTAAAAAGTTGAAATTTATTGTAGGTGGTTATAGTTTGACCATATTTCCTGTGATATTTATCCTGAACTTGTGGATGGAAGCCGTTAATATAAGCGACAGCTAAAACTTTCCACAAATTACATGTGTCGAATTCACATATGGTCTTATAGATGATATACGGTGTCACCAAGCACACAACGTAGAACATCGTTGATCCGGCTATTTTTGTACCAACAATACACAATACAACACTCAGAATCTTAAAGCCAAGGAAGTAATTCACAAATGATTGGAGTTGAGTTGTGAACACTGTTACTTGACTCACCGAATAAGGTACATTAACTTGTTTCAAGTGGTCTAAAAATGCCAGAACATGTTTCGGATACCGGTAATTATCCGCTGCTTTCATTGCTTGACCAATCTTGTTTAAACATCTTTGAATCTTAAGCGATGAGAGCGAAAGGTGTGTTAGCAAAATCGATTCACCCGTTGAAATCACATGATTTTGCAGAAACTTAAATTTAATGTAAGATACACACCTATTGACTAACTTAGCTTGCTTGGCAGCATCAGTTGTTGATGAATTTACTAAGTCAGTCTCTGACCTTAGAAGATCGAT